CCTAGTACATCATCAGCTTCTAAACCATGCCACTCCTCAGTATCATAGTTTTCTTCTACCCATTCCTTTAAGGCTCTATAACAAACAGGTTTACGTTTGTCTTTACGATTAGACTTATAAGTATTTAATATATCTTTCCTAAAGTTATCCTTGCCTGTGAAGCAAAACACCAACTCATCTGCTGCTGTCTTCTCCATTAATATATCTATGTATTGTAGGATTAACTGTTTAGCTTCCTTGGCATCAGCCCATAAAGACCATACATCATCACCCCAATTAACTTCCTTCTCTACAGTAGAAGAGTATTGGTAGATAACAATGTCTCCATCAATTAGCAACGTCCTTTTCATCCATCTTCTCCTTGAAAAGTTTAAGTGTGTCAGTTGAAAATAATTTAGATAAGTTAACTAAGTACATCTTGGATGCCCAGTTATCACCACCCTTAATAACTTTGTGGTAATCTAGTTTCTCTACAATATTTTTAAGCATTGGTGTTGAGAAAACTAATGTGCAATATACTTCGTTATCAATAGATAAGTTATGAAACCAATAGTCTGCTTCAGTAACATCTATACCTGAAGGTTTACCATATGATTCAAACTCGATTGCAATGTTGCCTGACTTCTGCCAGATATTCTTTTCTGTTTTTACTTCAATCTTTTTTCCTTGAAGCATATCTTTGATTTTATCTTCAAAAACTTTTCCATAAGCTAAGTCAATATCAAACTTTTTACGGTTCTTCTTAGTGGGTGTTAGCCCAGTTGCTTCCAACTTTAAACTCTCCGTCAAGTTGGCATCTGATTCTGAAGTGCTCTCCTGCTCTTTGAATAGATTTAACTGCGATTCTTCCGACTTCATCTGAGTATCCTTTCTCAACTTCTACTTGGATTTCGTCATGTATCCATGCTACTTGTTGTGCCTGTTTACATAACCCTGTTTCCTTTAGGACATGGTCAAATTCTATTAACCATTGTTTGCATATCAATGCACCTGCTGATTGTAGTAGGGTATTGAGTGCTGCATACTCTGCTCTTACTTTGATACGTCTACCATCAAGCCCAATCAAATAACCTTTTGTTGATGCCTGTTGTACTTTCTGTATTAAAGTATTAAGAGCAGGAAGTGCCTTTAAGAATCTTGCTTTTAGTTTTGCTCCTTCTTTAGCAGAGCCACCGACAATCTGCCCCAGTTTTGCTGCACCCCCACCGTATAAGAATCCATAAATAAATGTCTTGGCTTGGTTTCTTGTGGTAAGCCCTGCAGCTTTTTGATTCTCTGTGTGAATGTCCCCATGAACAACCTTCTCGGCATAGTCTCCTCCATCATATTTAGCTATGTAATGTGCCAAGCATCTAAGTTCCAAACCTGAAACATCAATGCCTACTAATTCTTTTCCTAAAGATGGGATGAAAAGTGAACGACACTCCTTACCATACGGTACACCGTTGGCAGGTACTTGGGCTACGTTTGGATATGCATGGGTTGCACGTCCAGTTATAGCCCCATTTGTATTTACAGAGCCATGTATGCGTGATTTCTTTTCTACTTTTAACCATGCTTGGTTACCATCTCCTAGTTGTCCTAACCTTTTAAGTAAGGTGTAGTATTCAACAAGAAGTTTTGCTTCAGGATAATCTAGGTGTGATAGAACTTCTTCATCCACCTTGGGTTTACCATCATTGGTAAAGTCTTTTGGTATCCATCCTCGAATAGTTTGTAAACGATTAGCAACATGGTCACGACTACTAGGGTTAAACTCTATGAGTTTTACTTTATGTGTAGGCACACCCTTCTCATATCCAAACTTTTTTGAATTTACTTTAGGAGTAAAAGGTGTCTTAACTTCCCAATCAGGGAAGACCGTTTTGAGTTGAGTTTCAAGGTCATGCTTTCTGGCTGACAGTTCTGCATATAAAGAACCTGCAGCCTGTTTGTCAAAGGCAAATCCATAAGTCTCTTGCCTGTAAATAATTTCAGTAAGTTCATGCTCTAACTCCAAGGCTTGTTGTGAATAATTTTTTTCAGTAATTCTATTCCATAACGTATGGGTAACATTACAATCTTGGATACAATAGTCCCACATCTCCTGACTAAATGTTTCCCATCCACCTTCATAGTCATCCTTGTAGTCTCCAATCCTATGACCCCATGCTCGTAAACTATGAGAGCCTATAAGTTTGCTAGGGAAGTTTGTTCTTGTGAAGTCACCTTGCTTTATGTCTGCCCATATTAAACGTGTACATACAAGTGTATCTCTTACAAGACCTTTAGGGTTAAACGTAGTCAGCTTCTTTAATACAGGTATGTCATACTTAATAACATTGTGTCCTATAATTAACTCAGCATTTTCTAATCGTTTAACCCCTTCTTCCCAATTGTCTACATAAGATATAATTTCATTTGTATCTATGTCCTTTAATATAAGACAATGGACTTTACTAACTGTGTCTAATAGTCCATCTGTTTCTATATCAAATATATATCTCAAACTAAATCCTCCATGTTTGGTGGTTTATAATTTTTACCCTTCTGAACTTTTCCCCAATCATTTATCTGGGGAAAACCATTAACTAACTTACTCATGTTAGATTTATGAACTCTGTTAAAGGCTACTTGAATTGGAAGTCCAAACGTAACTGCAAATCCTGATACTACATATATCAAATCACATAATTCTTTAAGGATGTTTTGTTTAGTTTCTTTATTTATCTCTCCACTATTTTCCTTAAACTCAAATATACTTTTCTCTACTTCATCTTGTAGTTCATTTAGTTCTTCTTTGATTAAGTTCATTCTTAAATATAAGGCTTTCGGACTGTAAGGTACGTCAATATCTTGACCCATAGATTTTTGAAATTCCCTGACGTATGTTTCTCGTAGGTTCTCTGACATTTTTTTCCTCTCATAATTTCTTCAGCTATTATAAATACGTGTCCTAACATTAGAACTCATCCTTCTCTTCATTAAACTCTAGTGTTGTCTCAGTCATTCTTCCTGTGTCTGGAGAATACTGAACGTGACAGGCAACTCCTGTATCACCACTAAACCTGTTCTTTAATACACGAACAGTAGTTAAGTTAGAGTCATCCCCCTGTTGATTTCTTTCAAGAGAGATAACCATATCGGATAGTTGTGCAATAGCATGACTACCTCTTAGCTGAGACAGAGATGTTTGTGCACCTTCTTCATGTCCTTTGTTTCCTTCAGGACGTTTGAGGTGTGATACTAATATCAAACCAACACCTGTCTCTTGTACTAAGGTTCTTAACATAGTCATTGCATTATCTATCAATCGTCTTTCATCACCATCTCCAAGACCAGAAACAACAATGCTGAGATGGTCAAGAATAATCCAATCACATTCTGTTCCTTGTGATAGAAACCGTACTCGACTGAGGAGGTTGTCAATAGAAGTGCTACCATAACTATCGTAGAAAAATACCCTACCGTTACCGATACAAGAATTGTAAGCATCAAGTAACTCAGACTCTTCGGTAGGAACATTACCAAGATGTAAAGGTTTGTTAAGGTGTAGCCCCATAATTCCAAGAGCAGTTCTCTTAACGGTTTCTTCGAGCATAATAAAACCAACACGTTCTCCCATTTTGATAAGGTTGTAACCTATCTCTCTAACAAGAGCACTCTTACCTATACCTGAACCTGCAGTTATAGTTGTAAGTTCTGACTTACGTAATCCATGTGTCTTATCATTGAGTCCAACAAAAGGATAGTCAACAGCTACAACAACATCTTCTTTAGATACGTCACCCCATAGGTCTTCTCCACTTACAATACCATCAGGTCTAAATGTTTTAGCTGACCATACAGAATCTATAAGTTCCTTTACCCTTCCTTCAACTAACATATCGTTGGCATCCTTGAGAGGAAGTTGTGCTATCTTAGCTTTCCCAGGCTTTAGTACAGAGGCACAGGCATGAGCAGCCGATTGTCCTGAATCGTCCATATCAAACATAAAGATGACACTCTCAAATTTCTCTAACCATTCGAGAGACTTTTGTATATCTCGCTTCGCACCTTGCGAACCATTTTTAATGGAGACAACTGCCCATTTATTTCCCTGTACCTGACTAAGACTCATACAATCTAGTTCACCTTCGGTAACGACAACCATCTTGCCACCATCTCTCCATAGGTGTTGACCAAACAAGCCAACATCTTGTGATGAACCAAGCCACTTAAATGTCTTATCAGAAAACCTCAACTTCTGTGCTACTATCTTATTGTTACACTTGTAGTTCGCTACCTGACATGGCTTACCCATGTGAGTCGTAACTCGGTAGTCAAATTTAATACAAGTATCTTTATTTATTGCACGTCTGTTGAGGCTTTTGATTTCTCCTTCCGAGAATATCGTTTCTTGTTCTTTTTTATCTGTTGCGAGTAGTGTGTGGAAACCAAACTTCTCGCTACTTGATTCCGTTGCTTCCATTTCGTTTCCTTTTTCATAATGACCACACCCAAAACAATAACCATGTCCATCAGAGTAACGTGCCAAGTTATCATTGGAGTCACACTTAGGACATGGTTCGTGCATAATAAAAATTACGTCACTCGATTGCGTATTCGTCATCTGACCTATACTTTGCATACCATTCTCCTACATTAAATGTTGGACAATCTTTCTTAGATATGTCGTTGTGTCCAATGACCTTTGCGTTAGGATATCTGTTTGTCAGAGTGTCAATGACTGCTCCGAAAGATTCCCATTGCTCTTCTGTGAAATTGTTTTCAGATGTCTTACCATCTTCGGACAGTCCACCTATTAAGCAGACAGAAACAGAACCAGAGTTGTACCCACTTGCGTGTGCCCCTACTTCTTCTATATGTCTACCTTCTTCTATCTCTCCGTTACGTCTAACAACAAAGTGATATCCTATCTTTAACCAACCACGTTCCCTGTGCCATCTGTCTATGTCAGCAGCACTTGTGTCCATGCTTGGTTTAGTTGCAGCACAATGCACAACTATATAGTTAGTCTTAGTTCTTTTATTCATATTGCTAATACCTTAATTGCCTTCATCCTTGAAGGGGTTTGGGATTCATTTATCCACTCGCTAGGAATACTTCTATCTGCGTAATCAAATCCATACTTCACGCACCACATTGCATAGGTAGTCTTAGACTTAGTACCTAATCTTTTTTTAGAATTACTAAACACAAATCTAATATCAATCTTAGGGTGTTGTTCCTTTATAAGTTTATGTTTAGTTCTATCTGAACTAAGGAACTGTCCTTTTGTTTCTACTATGATTCCATTTGGTAATACAAAATCTGGTTTGTATCTTGAGGTAGGTTTGTTGTAAGTGACCCAACCTTTAGGTTCATAACTAAACTTGATACCTAATGCGTTGAGTTCACTTGCAACTTTTTCTTCGAGTCCACTACGATAACCTTTAGCCCTAGCGAATTTACTAAAAGTCCTCTTGTGCATCTGAAGAATTGAACTCACTTTGATTTGTCTCTTTCGAGACTTCATAACCTTCGGTGGATTCAAAACCGTAACTATCTGCATTGTTACCCCCTGTAACTAATTCAATTATTTGTACTGCTTTAAGTCTCAGGCTTACACCTGCACCAACAGCACCAACAAAGTAAGGAGCAATGTCTGCACTAATTTTAATTGTAGAACCACCCCAGATTTCAGTAACATCTTTGAGTAATGTTCCTTTAGAATCAAAAAGTTTTGGAGTAATCTTTATAGTCTTACCATCTTTAGTTTGTATCTGTGCTTTAGATTTAAACTTAAACAAGACATTACCTGTCTCCTGTTCATCCCCATCTACTTCATTAAAATAAGGTGGGTCTGATACTTTAACTTTCTTACCTTCAGGTGCTAGGGTTTTTGCTTTTTCCATAGCTTCATCAATCTTCTTGATGAGAGGTTCAGCTTCACTAGTATTTAGCGAAAGGCTAACCTTGTATTCACCTAACGCATTAAACTTTGTGTCAGGATTAATCAACCAAGGATAGATTGCTCTACCTGCAGGTGTGACTATATTTTCGTTTTGTATTTTATTCATTATTAACCTCTTAATAGTTTCATTGGTCTAAGTGAGTGGGTATTAATTATGCAAAGAAAAAGGAACTTTCAAGCACGTGGTCTAAAACAAGAGTACCTTTAGTTGGTACTGGTTCTATCTCTTTGTGTCTGTGTTCAGGTAGAACTTCTAAAAGATAATTTCTAAACTCTTCTAGTACATCCATCTGTGAATACATCTCAACAAATGCAGTACGTAATGCACCCCACATTTCTTCAGCATCTGCAGCATGAGTACCATAGCTATCATGTACCATTGCAAAAGAATGTATGTCTAACTGCTTGGCAACATGAAGAGTAATCATCAGGTGACTAGCATCAATACTATGTACAAAGTTAGGAGAGATACCATTAGCTTGTCGGTTCTTATCTAACTTACCTGTTTGTGCATACACTCTAGGTTTAAATACTTTTCCAAGTAACTTGGTTTGTATCTGACTAGACTTAACTTCTTGGTATGCCTGTAGCACAGGAAGGTTACATGGTGTGTCCCACCTGATAGGTAGTCCTTCTGATGATGCAACCCTTGCTGCTTTTTGTAGCCATGCCATAGCATCAGTTGCTGCATGAACAACCTCAGATATAGATTGCCATATCAACTTGGACAAGAAGGTTGCTGCTTTAAATACATCTTCACCGAATGGGTGTGATATACCTTTGTCACGTTGCTCAACAATATAATCCATTACAAAATCTGTAAAGGAATACTGCTTACCACCGTAAGGCAACACCATACATGGACGTTTGCAACAAGACCTAGATACACCATAGTCAATCCACTTCTGTGCTAACTCATCTGGCATTTCTTTTAGCTTCTGTGTAACTGTATCAGCTACCTTCTGATAGATGTCTTGTGGGTCATCCATTGGTACAAGATTAACTTCTTTACCTGTAGTCTCTGACCTTAACATTGCTGCAAAATGTTGGAGTCCATTACAACTACCATCAGCACAGACAGGAAGACTAGACTCAAAGTTATCAGGGTCAGCAACAAGACCTTCCCATTCTTTACAGAAGGCTAAGAACTGAAAAGGTTTATCAGATTCTTTAGCCCACCATAGGTCAGCCAATGGGTCTTTGGCACAGGATAGTATTCTCTCTTGGTTATCTTGCACCCAATCAATACGTTCTTGCAGAGATGCTTTATCATAACCAAACATATTTGCCCCATGTATGGCTAAGTGACAAGCCCCTTGCTCATTTAATTTTTTTGCCTCAGAAAAAAGCAGTAGTCCTTTGGCAAAGTCTGTGCCCTGTGGGTTAAGATAGTTTGGTACTGCATAGATACGTCCTCTAAAATCTAACTGATACACCATGTAGATAGACTTCTCATCTTTAAACTTGTCAGCTATCTGTATTGTCTTCCTTAACAAGAGTCTCTTTGATGCCATACGATTGTTCTCTGTATGTATGATGACTGCATTTCTTTTCCAATTAATCTTAGCTTGTTTATTGGTAGCAATATCATGTGGCTTGTTAGGAATTTCTGCGTTCTCTGATGGTGGTAAGCTAGGTAAAGCTATGCCACTATCCCAGATGTCCTTCAGTACCTGTAAGACAAACTGATTGACCTTGAACCCTGTCTGTTGCATAGCATTAACTGCTCCATAAACCATAGGCATATCAAAGTGCTTTAGTTCTTGTAGGTAGTTCTTGTTTTCAGTCTTAACAAGAGGTAGCTGACGGACATGATGAGTGTGATAACCACCATCTGTAGGTGTAGTCCAATCTTTAGGAGGTACAACACAAGGATAGAACTCAGGTCTTAGTATCTCTTGGAAGGCAGTAAGGTCTTTGATTATCTTTAGTGTAGTCTCTGATGCTAACAAGAGTTGTCTTCTCTTGCCCCCCTTCATCATACTCTTTAGTTCTAACAGACCTGTATTGACTATGGTCAAATCAAGTAAAGCATTACCCACCAAGAGTTTTTCTCTTTGTGTCCATGATGTCCATTCTTGTCCATCTCTTCTTGATGACTCAATTAACTTACGTCTCTTATAAGTATATCCTGATGACCTCTTGTCTAAGTCTTTCTTTACTACCCTATACAGACGAGGATTGTTTTCCTCAAAGGTTCTTATCCTCAACTCATCTTCAATAGCCATACCTAAAGCTACTGCAGAACTACTGTAGTCTCTCTTCCTAGTTATCTGTGATAGTGCCACCCTCAAGGTGATTACTGCTATGACTGGTGGCTCTAGGTCATTCAACAAGACTGCTGATGTAGCTGACTTACCTGACCTACCCTTCATTGAGGATTCTATATGGTCTTTGATAGCATCTTCTACCTTTGTGACAGTTTGTCTCAAGAGGTATTGACCATAGGTAGTTGTAGATTCTTGGGCTTTCTCTGCTTTTTGTAGGTTATTCTTGTGGAATCTTTGGATTCCTTCTTCTCGCATTTCACGTTCTAACGATACTTGTCGTGTGTCCATACTGAACTCTCCATAAAAGTTGTCTACGATTGTCTATTTAACCTGTCATATTGTCCATAAATTTGTCATCAGATTCTAACACTCTACTCGCATCTAAAAGATTTTGCGTATCTAGGTGTGCATATCTTAGAGTCATGTGTATAGACTTATGACCAAGCCATTGTTGTACAACTTGCAGTTGTATTCCTCGCTGAACAAGACGAGATGCACAGGTGTGACGTAAGCTATGTAAGACAAACTCTTTGTCATCTTGTAGACCCATATCATCACGTAACCATTCCCATACACGTCTTATCTTGTCTTCTGTAAGATTAAATACAGGTTTGTTTTTTAGTCTGCCTTCTGTGTCAATACGAGTCTGTAATATATTCTTAACTCGTCTTGTCAACGGAACAGTACGAGGATGTCCGTTTTTAGTTTCCCAAATAGAAATAGTTCCTTTGTCTAGGTCAACATCACGACAGGACAAACGTAAGCCCTCTCCTCTACGTAAACCTGTGTCCAACAGAAACAAGAAAAAATCTCTGCAGTCTATCTCTTGTTTAGCAGTCAAGATTTGAACAAGATAGGCTTCTTCTTCTTGGATTAAATATCTTAGTCTACCATTCTTAGTTGGTATCCAATCAAGTTTAGGTTTCCTGTCTATCCACCCTCTGTCTACTGCTAGATTTAGTGACTTAGATATACAAGCACTAATCTTGTTGAGTGATGATGATGATGCACCATTCTTTTTGAAGTGTTGAATAACGTCATCAATCATAGTAGCACTTATATCTGCAACAGGAACATTACGTCCCATCACATCAAGTATTTTATCTTGTCTACGTATCTGTGTTAGACCCCAATCAGAGTCTGACCAATACTTATCTGCAGTCTTTTGGAACAAGACTTGGGATGTCATGCCTAAGATAGAGTTTGCTTCAGGCAAAGCTACACCATCTTCAATACATTTCATACAATACTTCTCTAGTTTGACTGCATCATTCCTAGAGGAACATGACTTGCGAAATACAACACCCTTCTTACGGATGTCTACTTGCCAAGCATTTGCTATTTTTCTAATTGGCATATGATTCTCCTATGGTTTGAGATGCGTATAGTAATTTAAAATAAAGGGTCAAACAAGATACCTTTTTGCACTAAAGTATGGTAATAATTTGCTTTTGCTTTATAAATCTCTGCTTGTTGGGAGTTTTCGTCCCACTCAAAGTCATACTGAAGTTGACGTAGCTTTTTATATTCTCTTACTACGTCAACAAGATGTGTGTCTGTTAGTATTGGGTCAATGTACAAGTATCTTCTCCTCTTTAACTCTGTAAAAATCTGAATCATTAGTACATATATCGTTATCCTCATCATAATAACAAGAGTAGACAGAACAATATGTCACATCATTAACATCATCAGTCCATATATTAAAATCATATGGTCTATCTCTGTACCAAAATGAGTGCCAAGTATCACCAATGTCATCATTTTGTATTGCTTCTGCCCACATAGTTTCTACTGAAGTATCAACAAACGATTTAAATTTATTATTTGTTTTATATTCAATTTCAATCAGGTTCATCATCAGTCCTTTCAATAGGTAAATAAACGTCAACATGAGAGTTACAATTAGGGTTAGGACAAGAGAGGTTAGTGACTATCCCTTCGTATGAATAGCCATCTTCCTCGCTTATATCATGGTCACCACCCCATATTA